CCAGAACGGCCAGCTTCCCGTCACGATCGCTACCAGGGCCGTGATCCACTGCTTTAGGCATACAAGAACCCAGCGACCTGCCAGACGTTGCACAAGGTCATCTATTTCGTCATTCGTGAGATAATTAACGCTGTTGTCACGATTTTCGATTGACCGAGTTTTGCCCTGGCGATTTTCTACCCCGCTCGGGTTACGCGCCATTGTGAGGCGCATCACACGCCTGGTGTTTATGTGGTATGTTCACCTCACTCACGGTGATCACTCCATCGTGGGCCGTCCAGCTTGGCTGGTTCGGGGAGCCTGACTTCTGGCGGGAGACCAGAGGTCAGGCGCTGGTTTTTCTTGCCGTTCAGTATTCCACGGGTATATCAGTCGCACCATGAAAACAATATCGGCCGCGTTGATCGGCCTCGCGCTCGCCGGCAATGCCAGCGCAGCGATATTTGCCGGCTCTCCGGTGGTGTCGCCCTTCCCGCAACAGCAGTATCAGCCGCCACAGTTCCCCGGCAATCCGATCCCGCCTCCTGCGCAGTATCAGCAGCCGCAGCAGGGCGGTGGCTTTGTGGTCTGCCAGAGGGTTGAGCCAGGCACATTTTACTGCTCGCGGTGACTGACCACGAAAGACACCAATTGGCCGCTATCCTCGCCATGCTTGGCAGCGATGCCGCTGGCGAAAGAGATAACGCGGCGCGGCTTGCAGAAGCATTCAGGCGTAAGCGCGGGCTTGAATGGATCGAGATCATCATCCCGCGCGAGACACCATCGCCGCCGTCGCCATCATCACCTAGGATCGGCCGGGGTGAGATGATCTACTATGCTTCGTTGGCGGTAGGGTTTGCTGCACTCATCAAGTATTTCAGTGCTTAGGGCGGCGGCCCAAGGACGTTCCTGGGCATCGGAGGCACGCCACGTCCAAGCACCGTCATCGCGTTATTCAAACGTCGCTCAGCCAATCCAGTCGCCGCATTCCGCATGAGCGTCGAAGCACCATGCGCCACGCCGGCCGCTGCAAGGCCGGGGAGCACGCCTCCAGAAAAACCCGCGGCGCCGACAGCCAGGGGCACCAGACGGCTCCCGAACACATGCAAGGCGCCACCAATCGCCCCGCGCTCGGCTGCCGCCTCCAGAGCGGCCCTCTCGTCGGCGCTGTAGCCGCGCGACTTCGCGTCGTTGGTCAACAGCGTTTTGATCTGCGTCCGCACCGAGGTTGCCGGATTGTCCGTCATCTCAGCCCGCTGCTGGATGCGCTCGAGGTCAGCCAGCTTCATCGCCTGCGACCATGCCTTACGAGCTGGGCCAAGGGCTTCAAAGCCAGCCGTTCCGCCAGTTACGTCACCCGCCTCTGCATTCTGAATCTGATCGCGGAATCCGCGCTGGATTTCAGCGAGGCGCGCGCCCTCTTTGGAAATCCCCTTAATCCCGTATTCCTTTGTGATCAGCCCGCCCAGGGCCTCATCGACCTCCTGCGCAGCTTGCAACGTCAACGGCTGATCCTTGATCGCTTCAAGCCGGCCGACCAGCTTGGTAACAGCATTGTCCCCAGCGATTGCCTTTCCGGCCTCGGTCTGCGGCATAGCCTTTGCCACGCTATCAACGAACTTGTTGGTAAACTGCGGCGTGAGAGTTCCGCCAGCCTGATCCGCCTGCTTATAGTAAGCCGACGCGATGTCCTTGGCTGCCGCCGAAGTAGTTGGAATCGCCGCAGGCGCTGGCAACGCAGGTTGTTCCGGCACTCCAAACTTCGTGCGGGCTGCTTCGGTGAACGGAGCGTTGCGGAATTCTGGCGATAATGGCGCAGCCCTTTGAATGGCTGGTTCAGCAGTCGCCGATATTGGAGGCCCGAACCGGAGATCACCACCACGCATCAAAGCGTTGGTGGCCAAGAATGCTGTTGCCTCTGGGCTGACCTTGCCAGCCAACGGCGCATTCGGGCCGCCGACGCTGGTCGCCTGGCCAGTGCCCTCCATCAGATCGAGCAGGGGATTGACGACGCTGCGGACCGGCCCCCAATCGAGTTTGATGCCAGCGGATGCCGCCCCTTGGCCAGGCGACACTTCCTTGGTGGCAATCGGCAGGACGCTACTGGATACCCAGCCGGGTTCCGGAGCCATAGCTTGGCGAAGGCCGGCGACAGTGCCGATGGATGGCGTAGGCTGTTGCGACGGTGCCGTGGCAGGTTGCCCAGGAACGGGCTTCCATGCCTCCCCATCGTAGATCACCTCATCACCAGCATCGTTCTTCGCACGCTGCGCCGGCACCCATTTTCCATCTGGATCGAGCGTTAGGAAATTGCCCTGCCCATCAGTTGCAAGTGCCATTTACTGGATCACCTTGAAACCAGGAGGCGGCGGCGGGACGGACGCTGGCGCGCCGCCTGCCTGATAGCCCTTCAGCGCATCCTCGACCGGCTCCATTGCCTTTCCGCCAGCTCTCGGCCCATAGACCTGATATGAATCATTGAGTGCCGCCAGATACTCATTACGGAATTTTTGCAGCTTATCCTTCACCGTTTCTGGCGGGTCACTAATTGACGGGATAAACGGAATGAGCCTTGGCGCTTCCGATGCCGATACTGCCGCGCCCGATCTATCATGCAACTTTAGGCTTCCAATGTCAGCGATCAGGGCACGAAGCGTTACGCCTTCTGGGTCGGTCCGATTGAGAACAATCGCCGGGGTATTCCCCGCAACAATACCGACGCCAACTCCTTTACGCCTATCAAGTTCTGCCAGTGTCTTATCTATCTGCCGAACTGCCTGGACATTACCTAGCATACCGTCAACGACCGTTGCTGGAGGCGTGATGGCGGCCTTTGTCATGCCGCCCTCTGACCCGGCACCCTTAAATGTCGGCGGGTCGTAGGCAGACATATCTGGCACAATCTTGCTGCCATCCGGCAAAAACTTTGGCGCCGCCATCCGGTTGTAGGCTCCAGCATATTCCCGAGAACTAACGTCACCCTTCTCGACGATGTTGATATCCTGATTTTCCAATCCAGTGCCCTGATGACCTTGGGCAGCCTGTGCGGCCTCCCGGTCAGCTTTCTGCTGAGCGAGGCGGTCTGTCTCTGCGAGCCTTGCCGCGGAGGCAGCATCCTTTTGTCTCTGGTAGGTCCGCTCAGCCGCTGTTTCCGCGTCCTGCTGTGCCTGATGGCGGATGGCCAAATTATTCTGCTGCATCGCCCGCACATCGTCGCTAATTGCATTGATGTCGGGGTTGCGCATAGACAAGCGAGTTTGAACTTGCGCCGCTTGTGATGCGGTCAGATTGCTTGGCAGCAATGGCTCCATGCCTGCCGTTGCTGGCGCTGCGGCGCCGCCAGAGGCCGAAACACCAGGCCCTGCCATATCAACGCCACCCGTGCGCGCAGCCACTCCACCGCCCGTCCCAGGAGCCGCGCTAGCAGTTTGCCCAGAACTGCCCCACAAGCCGGCGAGCTGACTAGCCGTAGCCGATCGGCGATCCATCTCGGCAACTGTGTCCTTCGGTCGCAGATAAGCCCTGGACACCTCAGCCGCTTTGTCGGCGGCCCCTTGAGCCTGGGAAATACGCGCGCCAGCCGGCGCCTCGCTGCCAGCGAGTTCGTGCGTTACGAAGTCTAGCTGCTCATCAAGAGGGGCATTATCTGGAGCATGGCCATACTTGGCAACATAGGCTTGCAGGCGCGGCCCGTTCCACATGAACAGACCATGCGATGCGCCGCCGTCCCCGGTTCCCGTATTCGGGTTTCCGGCACTTTCATGCAACGCATTTGCCGCGAAGGCTGTAGCCGTGTCGGCGTCCATGCCGCGCTTGATCAGACCGTCATAGACCAGCCTCGCACGTTGCTGTGCGGGCATCTCGATATTGCCTGTCGGTGCGGCCGATGCCCCAGGCCCCGGCGCGCCGCCCAGCCCCAAAGAACGCCCGTAGGCCGCTGCTGCATCGCGGTTAACGCCCATGGACAGCGTGTCCTTGCTCGGCGTGCCCATCGTGGCTAGCCGCTTGATCGTCTCATCGCCGGGATATTCCGCTGGCGCTTTCATGGCGAACCCGCGACTTTGCAGATCGCGAACCGCGGAGGCATAGGCCGTTGGTTTCTGGTCTGCCGGCAGCCCATCGATATAGGCCGACGCCCGCGCCACCATCTCCTGGTCGGTCGCGCCGATCTCCTGCTGCTTGCTTTGCAGCATCAGATCGTTCATGCGACCGCGCTGCAATGCCTGCCCGCTGGCCACGTCAAATAGCTGATTCGGGATGAACGGAGAGGTGGCCTCGCCGCCGATGATAGCCATCAGAAGAAGCTTCCCGCGCTGCCAGGCATCACGAATTGGCTCGGGTCAGTAAACGCCGTACTGTTGGGATTGTAATTTGACCCGCTTCCGAGCCCTCCGAGATAACTCGCCACCTGTGGATTGCTGAACAGCCCGTTAACCGTGCTACTCAACCCCTGCCCCAAGTTGCCGTAGATGCTGGACTGTTGCCCCGCTGCGCTTGCGTTGGTCTGCGCAATCCCCTGCCCCGTCGTCACGTCCGCAGCAGCCGATCCAGTCGCCGCGCTCTCCCCTAGCTTCGATAGGTCAAACAGCCGGTTGTAGTAGTTGGCGAAATCCTGCTTGGCTAAGCCCTGGCCGTACGCCTCCTCGGCCTTGATCGTGGCGCCGGACCGCAGCATCCCCTTGGCCGCAGCACCAGCATCGACCGCGCGTAGCCCCTCCCCGAGCTGCCACTGATAGCCGGGCGACTCCAGGAAGTTGCCCTGTGCCGCACGCGCCGCGTCGATGCCGTTGGCTCCGGACAGATCGCCCGCCACGCCCAACGCATTGCCCCCAGCGGTGCGCCATGGCCCGAGGTCGTTCCTGGCCTGTTCAAGCGCCGCAGTCTGCGCCGCGTTGGCGCTGGACTGACCTCCAGCAACGGCACCCTTCTGCGACAAGCTGCTGGCCAGCCCGATGCCGGCACTGGCAACCCCGGCGATCGCGCCCGCTGCGGCGAACGGCATCTTTAAGCCTCCACGATGTGGTGTTCTTCGTGGATGGGGACCTGCCCATCCTCATCGAGCCGGTGGACACAAAGAACCGTAGTCATCGGCTCCAAGGCCAGAAACAGATGCTTGCGACGTGCTTTAATAACAATGCCAGCCGGCGCATGGTAGTCGCCCATCAACTCACCATCCTGCCAGACCCGCACCGCCCCCGTGGCCACGACCGACAAATGGTCCAAGTCGTGGGAATGCTGCGGTATATACGTATCGGTTGCGAAAATAGCGTGCTTCACGAATAGCCCTTCGCACATGGTCAGGTCAGTTTGAATCGGCTGCGCCGCAGCTCGAACGAATGCCGGCGATCCGGGCAGGTCCACGTAATGGCAGGCGTCACCGTCCTGACAGGGACAGTATGGGTCATTGCCGATGCATGCTTTCACGGCTGATCCTTTAAGGGCTTTGGCGCTGGTATCACGCCATGCGGGAACGCCTCCATGGGGATGGTCCGGCTGCACGCCTCCATCATCGGAAGCAGCACCCGCTCCCGTGAGGCATTCTGCTGGGATAACAGCCAGAACAAGGCACCAATGAAAGCGATATTGAGCAGTAGCACCAGGAGCATTGTGCCGGGCAGCGCTTGAATGATCTTGGAGCTAACCCCAGCAACGACGCCTGCCTGCTCTTCGGTCACCCCTAAAACATCCTTCTCCACGAAGGCCGCCGATACCAGAACGCATAAATCAGAGGCCTAGAAGGATGTCGCCACGGCACCCATAGAGCGAACCCAACAGCGGCAGCAGACCATTCGATGTGATAGCGCCAGCTAGATTTGATCATGCCTTGGCCTCGAATTGCTGTGTGATCTCGGCGCAGCGGGCCTCAACCCAATCCCGAGGATTGGCGATGCAATCTGCCTTCGCGCCGCTCACCGCAACTGGCACACCAGTGCGCGGCATGGCGGCCAGGCCAATCACATCGACGCCCGCCTTAATGTTAACCGTGATGCGGTTGGATGGCAGCTTGAGGCACTGTGCGGCAATCTGCACGATAAGACGCTGCAACCGAGCTACGGTCTCCGCATCAGTCTGCGCTGCCAGCGCGGCGAGCGCATCGCTGGCAGCCTGGTCGAGATCCACGGCGCTCGGCTCGGTGTTCATGTTTCTACCCGGCATGTCACGATACAAGCAATCCGGTCCGACCCGCCTCCGTTGATCACGCTGTGCGGCAGCGAGTTATCGAACCGCCACACGCTCCCGCTCTCCATGACAGCCTGATCGTCGCCACAGTAGTTGATGCACGCGGCATTGGCCTGGAGGATAACATACAATTTCGCGTTCATCGTCTCGGCGTGCCAGCCTCCGTCGGTGTGCTCATACACCCGCTTGCCGGCAGGAATGCGGGTCAGCAGACACCCGCCGAGGTGCGTCCCCTCCACCCGCCGCATCACGTCGAATATGATCGGCTTCAACGACGGGAGTCTGGCCATGCACGGATACCAGGACGACCAGTGTGGGGTGGAGAACGCCTCCGCATCGGTCAGCTCATCCGCCGCCCGGTAGCGAAGCCACACGTCCTGCGTCTCTCGGTGTGGACTGTCGGCAGCCATCGTGCGCAGCTGGATTGCGCCCCACATGTCGTCAGCTGCGAGCACCTCGGCCAGCGCTTGCGACACGTCGATGTCATGGCCGATGCGTTGGAGGCTCACCGCACCCGCCTCGCGCAAATGGTTCCCGTCGCGCTGCTCGTTGAAATTCCGAATATCGCTTGCGCCCCAAGATAGATCGTAGTCGTCACAGCGAGGCTGATTCGTCGCCTAGGCGCCGCTATGGATTGATCACCGCCATCTACGAACAGGGCCGATATTGTGGCCACCATCAGATCGCCAGGCGGCGTCGTTGGAGTGTCGCTGATCCACGCCTTTACCTGCCGCAACTGAGTTGCCCCGCCGTTACTGAAAAACACGGCACCCCACACTTCATGGTCGCCCGCCCCAAGCGATAGCGTAGCGGTATCGGCGGGTGTCGCGCTGGTCAGCCCCACGCTGCCGGACGTAGCGGTCGCATATTCGCCTATCTGCCCCGCCGCGGCGTCGCTGCCATCTACAACGCCAGTTTTCATCGCTGCTATTGCCGCCGTGTTATCGGAAAGTCTATCAGCCACCGCTTGATTGTGGTCCGTCCAGGCTCGCGAAAACCGCTGTCCTTCAGGATGATCCATCATAATCGGCGGGTCATAAACCGGCGGATCGACTACACGCGGATTCGCCATCAGCTATTCCCAGCCACAATATCAGCGTCCACAGCGTAAAATGTAGTGCGACCGTGAGCGGACATACGAAACGTGCGTTGTTGAAAACTGCCTAGCCGCGTCGTGTATACCCTGTGCCGCAACTCAGTTAGAGTGCCGGATGACATGGTCCGGCTTGGCCCCCATGTCCGCGACCCATCATCTGACCATTCCAGCAATACGGCACCTGGCGACTCATCGCCCCCCACCTCCATCTCAATCTCTACGCGAGAGCAGAACGCTCGGCTCGTGCCACCCCATAGTGGAGGAAGTGTCGCCTGACGTAGAACGACAACCCCAGCGTCTGTAGCCTGTGCAGCCAGCGTGTAAAGCATCCCGGTGCTACGATCGCCGAACAGATGTAATGAATTGTTGTCCGTCGCAGCCTGCTCGGTTTTCCAGGGCAGCGATCCGTCAGTGCTGGTCGAGCGCTCGTGCCAGTTACCGGTCGCCATATCATAAACTAGCGTCCTCTGATCGAGCGTCGTGAGGCAATAGAACCAGTGCCCACGCCATGAGTGGGTCATCCCCACCAAACTTACCGAGTTTCCGGCAATGATCGCCTCGATGGCGTGAGTTGAAACACGCTTCGCCTCATATCCAACTGATCGATAGACGACGCCGTCTAACCCCACCCACCACATTGATTTGTCAGCCACGCAGGTTGACTGCGGCGAGCCAGTGCCGCCCTTGATAATGCCACCGGCTGCCCTACGAAACGGAAAGTCCGCGTCGCCGCTATCATACCAAATCTCAAACCCACTTTCGCCGACAGTCCATAGCTGCCCACGGTGTGTCATAACTCGGCGAATGATATTCGGCAACGCATCGGAGAATGCGAAGTCCAGAGCGGCAAAGCTGGACGGGTCAAGCACCTGGGATATGAACCACTGCGAGGTATCGCCAAGAGAGGAGAATGCGAAATACCCGTCCACATAACAGACCGAGGACGCACCGGGGAAGCCTGGATCGGTGATCTCATTGAGAGGATCGCCAACTAGATGGGCGCATGTATAGGCACGCGGGGCGACGCACACCACGGCAGCGGACGGCCCTGCTGCAATCGTCACAAAGCTATTCCAGGGGCTTGTCCCAGCGTCCGCTGTTCCGACATCACCCAACAATTCTACAGTAGGGGCGCCGCTTGTAGGGAACGTCATCCGGTAGAACTCAGTTCCGCTAACTAGATAGATAACCCCGGGCTCATCGTCATTCATGGCCAGAATTGGCCCAGTTCCGACACTCTGAAACGGATCAAGCGCGGGCGTCGAGACAAGCGCGGCTACTGTGCGGGCATCATCTGGCGCCTTCTCAGCCATCATATTAATGAGCCGCTTAGAAACCAACGGCAACGACGGATGTTCGTAACTTTCCAGCGGGAACGGAATACGCTTCATGCCCTTGGTGGGCGCGAGCGCGGTCCGTAGCTGGGTCAGCGCATCGGACATCAGCCGGTCCCTGTGACAATGCCATTTATGAATAGCCTCTTTGCGCTATCGGCCAGAGGACTCCCGGACTGCACCAGCGAATTTGTCAGTGTGTCTGAATTTCCGTCTAGCCGGCAGTTAAACAGCGGTTTGGCTACGGCGCCACCAAACGACAGAGCTAGCACGTTATCGCTCATCTCTGTATCAAACAAAAAGCGTGTGTTTTGAATGTCGTCTAAGATCCCTGATGAGTAGTGAAAACTTGCCGGAACTGGTGTCACCGGCCTGATCATAAACTCGCAACTGTCAATCTCAGAACCCTGTAAAGACGAGATGAACGGCTGACCTGGATCGACCGGCGTGGTGCCCTGAAAGATTAACCCCCACAGCCTTATGTCTCTCCAAAAACCGTCCTGGAGTACTGCACTCGGAAACCCGTCAACCTGAACTTTTATCAGCACATCAGTTGAGTCGTTAATGGTCATGGCGTAGTTAGAGCCGGTAAAACTCGGGCCGATCGCATTCGTGTGGATGTAGAGCTGATCGTGCGTGTGCGAATTGCAATCATCCATGATGAGAACCGGCTCTGGCCCATACCCATTGAGGAAGCAGCCAGACGAATAGATTGCGTCGGCCCCAACGTTTGTGCCAAACGCGCCGAAAGGTAACCCCACGCCTAGGATATTGCTGCCAACAAGCACAACCCCGAAATCGCCGATTGTGCTCAGTTTTGACAGAGTCATAATATTCGTACTGACGCCATAGAAGGGCAATGATGTGCCGGTTGGCGGCATCGCTATCGTCACATTGAACAAGCCGCAATTATACCCGCCGGCAGGCTGTGCAGCCGACGGCCCCATGACAATCCCAACAATCGATGGCGACGGCTCCCCGATCGAGGATAGCGTGAGATCAACTAGTTTGATCCCTCGCCCCCCGACGCAATCCATTATCAATCCCCCGGTGTTGCCAGAGATTACAGACCCTCTCGGGGCTAATGAGGGGCCAGGGTATGAATCGCAGCCATCGCCAAATATGACCAACTGCTCGGCGGCCGTCAGATTGAGCGGTGTGTTGATGCGATACCTCGTAGCCACTGCCGGAACGTGCAAGGCCGTTCGGTTAGCAATGCAATAGTCAATGGCCGCCTGGATTGGTCCACTGTCATTAGCCGCCCCGTCTCCCACCGCGCCGAACTGCTGCACAGTTACCACCCCGCCTAGAAAGGCGCGCACCGCATCGGCAGAGAATTGCCCTAAACCTGAGCGCAACCCAATAAAGGCGCTGCCACTCGTGACTGCACCAAGGTTTGGCAGCAGAGACGCCGCAAGATTGTGAATCGGAAAGGAGGTGAAGTCGTTCATCATGCCACCAAAATTGTCGAATCATCATCAGTCACAATCGCAGTGGGCTGAACGATTGTTCTCGCGCCCTGCATGACGTTCAAGCCGCCACTGACCAACATCTGCACCGACGTCGCGCTATTCCATTCCAGTTGCAGAGAATAAGCGCAGCGCCGCGGGAAGCAGGCAAACGTCCCTGGCGGGACCGAGAAATCGAAGGTGCCGGCCACGTCTGGATTGACCGTCCCCAGGCTTGACCACAGGGCCGACCCAGGCGACGCGAATGGTGCGCCGTAGTCCCACCGATATGACGGCGAGTCAGGCCAGATGTATAACCTAAGCGCCGGCCCACCTAGGCCGCCCGTCAACTCCAGCGGCGCCGCGGACGGGTCATCGCTCTCCACGATCAGCACCGACAGCGAGACGGAGTCGGCTGCCGAGATCACGAGATCACGCCGCGGGATATAGAGCGGAGAGCTACGCAGATACGGCACCACGAAGGTTGTCACGGCGTTGCCCCCGTAGGCACTTCAACCGTGCCGCTGAATGTGAGATCGGTTCCGCCTGGAACCTCCACCGTTCCGCTGAAGTGCAGAGGCACGGTAGGCGGATCTGGCGGCGTGGTGCCGCCACCGTAGGGCGTCGCCACCACGTCGTAGATGGCACGCGGCGCACTAACTAGAGCCATCTGCCGGGACCCTGGCGTGGCTGCCGACGCCAGCGATGGAACCCCTATGGACCGTGGCGCCGATACCAGGGACAGCGCCCGTGACACCTGGGACCACGTCACGGCGCCGATCGCTCGCGGTGCAGCGACGATTGTCATGGGCCGCACGACGGTGCTGGACGCCGCCAGGACCGCGTGGCCGATACTCTGCGGCGCGGACACCAGCGACATTGTCCGCGACACCACAGCCGGTGTCCGCACCACCGCGCCAATCGCCCGAGGTGCAGACACGAGGCTCATCTGCACGATCTGACTCGGTGCGAGCGCCAGGGAGGAGGTGCCGATCGAATACACTGAGTCGGCCACCGCCGGCGCGACAACGATGCTGGTGGCCACGGCCTTGAAGGCAGCGATGACCGCCGCAACCTGGCCTGATCCAGTCCAGCTCCACGTCGGGGCCACCGGCCCGGCTTTGGATTGCAGAAGATAGGCCAATCCGACCGGCTCGTTGACGTTCGATCCCCAATTCAGAACGTCGGTAACGATGAACCCGCTGTCCACCGCCGCGCCCGATCCGCTGCCGTTGGATACGGCCGTGATGACGAGATCGTTATTCTGGGTCGGTGTGATCGAGCCAGGACTGAAAGACGTTCCGCCGATCTGGGAGAACGCCCCGCCCTCAACATCGAACGGAACTGCCGTCGCGCCCCTGAATGCCGCAACAGCCAAGGCGCCGTAGAACGTGCCCGAACCCGTCAGAGTGAACAGATGCCCCGCACCGACCGATGTCGGCCTACACCAGAAAAGCCGGAGGTAATTGGCCGATGACGCGCGAGAGGTCAGCGGCGTCCATGTGTTGCCCTTAGAGTCGGATAGCGCAGCAATTCCCACGCCAGCCCATTGCGCCTGCGCCAGCACGATCAGATCAGCGCCAGTCGTGTCTATGGCTGCCGTATTTCCCGTCGTCGGGAGAGCCTTGACCGTGTGGGCAACGAGGGAAATCGCCACCTATCGACTCACAGCGTCGCGATGCCGGCCAGCGCCCATGTCAGTAGGAGATCGCCACCGTTCGGGGTGAACGTGGCGAACTCATCGTATAGGATCAGGACATCTGTGGCCGCGTTCCCGGTGTCCTTGTAGATGACCGTCGCCTCAACGCTGGCACCGGCCGTCACAGCCGCAAACGTGGTGTCGGCCGCATCCAACACACCGCCGACGTTCGTCTTTGAGCCTAGCGTTGGATGCGTGCCACCGGCAACCCCGGTTAGCGATGAACGGAATTGATGAGCGGCATTGTATGTGTACGTCGCTGTATCTACTAAGCACGCCTTGATCGTATCTGATCCCCAGTTGATGCCGGCATTACCGAAGGCTTCAAGGCCCTTGGGATAGAATGCGCTTGCCATATGTGTCCTCCAGTTGGGTTAGGCGTTCGGGTCAAGCGCCCACTGCCATGGGCAATAAATCTGCGCTCCTGCATTGAATGCCGGCATCACGCCGTTTTGGAGCCACGTCCATGCCGGCTCGACCGCTGTATCCCCGACAATCTTGCCCCATGTCAGTCCGCATCGGTTGAAGCAGAGGTAGCCGACGTTGACGGAGTTATTCGTCTGATAGAGGACGCCTGGTGTGTAGTTG